CAGTCCGACGTCGGCCGCCACTGGGTGCCGTCCGACGGGATCGTGGTGCGCTCTGCGCGGCGCTCGGCGACGCGCGCCCAGCCGCGGCCGTAGAGGATGATGCGGTCGACGCTCTGGAACGGGTCGTGCGAGACCTCGATGGCGTACTCGGTGACCCAGCGGAAGCGCGGGTGCTGCCGCGTGTAGGTCTGCCATGGGTCCGAGTTGACGATGACGGGCTGGAAGAGGCTCCGGTCGATGCCGTTGCCCTCGGGGCCGGCGACGGTCGTGAACGACTCGCCGTAGTGGCCCGCGTCCGAGAACAGGAGGCGCGCTCCGACGTTCATGTGGCTGCGGTTCCAGGTGGCCCACGCGGCCTGATCGCCGAGGTCGTCACCGACGACGGCCGTCTTGAACCCGACGACCTTCTGGCGGTGCACCTTCGAGCCGACGATCAGCTCGCACATGTTGAGGCGGCTCTGCTTCACGAACTTGACGTACGCGTCGCGCATGGCCGCCGATGCCTCCTGGGGCACGGGGGCGTCGCCGATGCGGTACTGGCGGAGCTTGCCGAGCCGGCGGAAGTTCTTCCCCATCTCGGAGGCGATGTCGACCAGAAGCCAGTCGTCGGTGCCGGGAATCCCTGCTTGCTCGAGCATCGCTACCTGCCTTTCGTGGTCAGCGCACCCTCTCGGGCACAAACTGGGTCTTCTTCTTCTTCTTCGGCAGGGCCTTGAGCGAGAAGTCGGCGGCGGCCTCGAACGCGAGCGTGGCGGCGACCGCGAAGTCCATCTTGAGCGAGGAGCCCTTGCGGTCCTTGCCGATGACGGTGCCGCGGGGGCGGTACCACTTCCGCGCGTTCAGGAAGTGCCGACGGAACGTCGTGACGATGGCGTCGCCGACGGGGAAGATCATCGTGCCGGTGACCATGGCCGTGTGGAGACGCTCGAGGGCGTTCGACATGGCGACGTCGCGGGCGGTCCACCACTCGACGGTGTGCCGACCGCTGGCGTGCACGCGGAGCTGGTCTTCGTAGCGGAGCGCCCAGGCGTCGACGTAGTCCTGCCAGTGCGGCGGGTCGGCGTAGAAGCCGACGACGTCGTAGGTGGCGAAGGCGGCGGTCACGGCGGCGTCGACCGCGGTGCGGTCGACCTGCCAGTCCTTCGCCTCGGGCCCGTCGGGTATCTCCTGGATGTGGAGCGGGAAGAGGAAGCGATCGCGGACGCGGCAGGCGACGAGCACCGTGCTGTCGTCGTTCTTCGAGCCGTCGAAGCCGAGGGTGATTTCATCCCCGGGCTGCAGACCCTTGAACCCTTCGGCCCGCGCCTTCTCGCCGAGGCGGAAGAGCAGGTCGACGGTGACCCAGGCGTTCTTGCCCTCGGTCACTGCGTTCAGGAAGTAGCGACGCGAGTCGTTCTCGTGAGCACGAGGGTCGAGGATGCCGTCGATGATCCGCTCGATGTCGTTCCAGAGCAGAGCGTCTCCGTACGCTTCCTCGATGGCCCGGCGGAGCGGGGCCTCCTCCTCGTCCTGGGTGCGGGGCTTGTCGCTGGTCGATCGCTCGATGAAGTCCTCGATGACGCCGTACCGGTGGTCGAAGAACAGCTTGGTGCGGCGCACCTTCTTCGCCTCGATGAGGTCGGCGAGCATGTAGGTGCGCTCGGCGATCGAATCCTCGCCCGGCTGGTACATCGTCGTGGTCTCGATGAACCACGTGCCGGTCTTGCCGCGCTTGCCGAGGTTTCGCACCACGGTCTCGTACATCTTGCGGAGCTGGGGAGTGTTGTAGAGGTGGGTCTCGTCGAAGACGACGAAGGTCTCCTTGCCGCCGTCCTTGGAGGACGCGCCGGAGGTCGAGGGGGTGATTTCGCCGCCGTTGCCGAGCCCGATTCGGGTGAGGCCGACGTCGGTGCCGTAGGCGAGCATCGCGTGGAGCGGCGCACCCTCGTCGTTGAGGTTGTAGTAGACCGTGTCGTAGACGTTGCCGGTCTGGCCCTCTTCGGTGGCCATGATGCGGATGATCGGGGCGGTGATCTCCTTCCCCATGACCTCGCCGGGCGCATACGTGTACGTCTGGCCCAGGAAGGTGTAGGTCTCGCCACCCTCGGCGATTCCGCCGAACCGGCAGGGCCCGAACGCCTCGAAGAGGACGATCTTGGCGGCGAGGCCGGACTTGTCGCACCCCTTGGGGCGAGAGAAGAACGCCGAGTCGTAGAGGCGGCGACCGTCGGCGTCGTGCACGTAGCAGTCGATGATGAACTCGGCGTACTCGTCGACGAGGAGCGACGGCTGGCCCTGAACGTCGCCGGGGCCGTGCACGGTGAAGGTCTCGATCCACCACTGCGCGATCTGGAGCGAGTAGCCGCGGTTGTGGTAGGGGTGCTGAATCACGCGACGAGGCACGGAGACCTCCTGCGTGATTCAGCACCCTGTCGGGTATGTCTAGAACCCCGGCTTGGCGGTGTCGGCCGCCGGGGTCGTCGTGGTTCCCCAGGCTTTCTTCCTCTTCTCGAGGACGTCCTCCCGGGTGGTGCTCGGGGCCGCTCCAGCCGCGTAGTTCTCGGGCACCTCGACCTCGAGCTTGAGGCGGAGGCGGTCCTCGGGGGTCGCACCGAACTTGGCCATGCGGATGCGGAGCTCGCCCGAGAGGTCGGTGCGCCCCTTCGTCCACATGATGTGATGCAGCATCGCGGTATCGAGCAGGAACTCCCAGTCGACGTCCGTGACCATCCGCTGAGCCTGAGGAGACGCGCGCCAGACGGCCCACATCTTCCTCGTACGCGGATGCCACTCGCCACCTTCGGGTGCGAGGTCCTCGGGAAGGTCGAAGCCGCTGATCGAGCCGTCGGCCTTGATCGTCTCGCGCTTGGGAGTGTCTCTCGCGCGCTGGCGGTTCGCCTTCGGTGCTGGTCCGTTGCCGGCCATCTCAGATCACCTCCTGGACAGAGGCGGAGCGGGCAGAGCTATGCCATGTGGTCACAGCGTACATGATCCGTGCGGCCGAACGCACCAGGAACACGCTCACCTGTCGCTCGGGGCCAGATCGGCCATCGGGGCCTCCTGGAAGAGGCCGCTCGACCTGAGGCGGTTGTCGTGCATGATGCGAATCAGCTCCGCGGCCCCCTCGGCGTTGTAGACATTGCCCGTGGCGTACACCGACCGCACGATCCGTCCGTGCGCCGCCTCCGGCCGACTCGTGTAGATGACAGCGAGCTTGCCCTCGTAGAGGCGGTTCTTCCGCATCCAGTTCTCGGCATCCGCGGAGCTCGTGGCGAGCAGGACGTCGTAGCTTTCGGCGACGAAACCGTGCGGCGCTATCCGCGACCTGATGAGTGGCTTCGGCCCAGCCTCGAACTCCGCCTGCTCCTCGGGCGTGGGCGTCGGCGGCGTCGGCTCGCGCTCGATGAGCTCGCCGCCGACCTCCACGTCGACGAAGAAGATGCCGCGCCGGGTCACGGTCACGCTGTAGAGATCGAGCCACCGGTCCGGGTACGCCTTGGAGAGCACGAGGCGTCGCTGGACCTCGGCGATGGCCCGGCTCCGGTGGTAGTCGGTCGGCACGTCGAGACGGCTGAGGTAGCGAACGGTCAGGCCAACATGGACCGAACGCTTGTTGCGCCCCTTGATCTGGCGGTCGTGCTCAGACAGGTCGAATCGGGTCATCTTGTGCCTCCAGGGGCTCGGGTGAGGGTGGGTAGCTGTTGCAGGGCCGCCTCGAGGCGGTCGGAGAGGTCGACCTGAGTCGACCCGTAGTTCATCGGCTCGACACCGTGCTCGGGGATGGACTTGCGGATGGCTTCGAGGGTCCGGTTCATACCCCACTCGCCGTCGATCTGGACCGCATCCTCGCGCAAGAGGTAGATGGCGTCGAGGACGAGCTGCTCGAGCACGGGCAGAGGGCCATGGGTGGTCGGGCGGCCGAGCTCGTCGATGCGGTGGATGTTCTTGCAGAAGCAGTAGAAGTAGCCCTTGGGAGTCGACCGCATCACGAGGCACCACCTGCCCCGATCTGCGCGTGCGGCGCGGCCACGGCGGGCTGGTCGGGCAGGAGGTCGTCGCCCGGGGTGCGGTCGCGGAACTCGTGGCGGATGACGATGCCCTCGAGGGAGATGCGCCGGCTGATGTCGTAGCCAGCCGGCTCGAACTGCTCGTCGATCGACGTCGTCGCGACCTCGAGCACGTGACGCTGAGTACCCGTGTCGATCACGACGAGCGTGCGGGCGGCAGGTGATCCGAAGGCCACTAGCTCGCCCCCTCGAGCTCGGCCATGGTGATCGGACGGCCCTCGCCGGCCGGTGGCGGGAAGCAGATACGGTTCTGCAGCACCTCGAGCGTCTCGTACGACAGCTTCGCCGCCGCGCGAGCAGTCGCCTGACTGTCGTAGTTCCCCGGGAGCCATGTGCCGTCGTCGGCGACGACCCAGGTGTCCCCGACCGGATAGACGGCGACCGATTCATCCTTGCCGAGCTGCTCGGCGGCGCGCTGAGCGATTCCCATGGCCTCTCGATAGAGCAAGTCAGCACGGTCAGCTCGCTCTCGCTCCGCAGCGAGCGCGGCACGCACGAGGCTGGAGACCCAGGTGTCGAGCTGGTCGTTCGTGGCCTGCCTGACCGGGACCCACTGCTCGGAGGGGATGTGCTCAGCCCAGAGGTCGCCGATCTGGTTGATGATGTTCCGCGCGAGGAACTCGACGTCGACCGGCGCAGTGACGTCGGCGACGGAGCGGGCGGCCTCGAGCACGAGGCGCATGTCGCGCGCCCAGTTGACGCCGTGCTCCCAGTCGCCGCGATCCAGGTCGGCTTGCAGCTTGCGGGTCGCGGCGGCGAGCCGGGACTCGCCTTCGGCGGACTCGGCGGGCACGGCGGACTCAGGGTGAGCGACGGAACAGCTTCTCTCGTGGCTGTCCGCGACGACGACGTCGTGCACGGTCGTCGCGATGCCTTCGTCGGTCTCCCACGCCGTGACTTCCATGTGTCGATCCCACCCCCGGCAAGCGGCGCATCGGACGGTGCGGAACCGAACATGCGCCGGCTGCATCACGAGGCGTCCTCGTGAGTGTGATCGGAGCAGTACCGGTCCCAGTGACCCTCACCGAGGAGGCACAGGTCCAGGTAGCGACGGTTGCCCCTCAGCAACTTCGAGGGGAGCGCCTTGTCCCCATGCTTGCGCATGAGGTCCGAGATGCGCCCGAGCTGAGACTGGATTCGGCGGCCGTCGATGTCGCCCCACGAGCCGCGCATCGCCTCGCCGTACTGATCCAGGAGGTCAGCCGGCGTCGTCGTCGGAGGGCTGACCAGATCGGCAGGCAACGCCCGGGCGATCAGACCCACGTCGGCCGCGTGCTTACTCACCGGATCGGCTGCAGCGTTCAGCTTGATGCGCTCCCACGCCTCCCGCATCTCATCGGTGACCTCCAGCTCCTCGCTCACGACGCGTCACCGGGTGTCGCGACGATGCGGGCCGAGACCTCGGCCTCGTAGCGCGCCGGCAGGAAGAACCGCTCCCACACGGTGAGCCGGATGTGGTCGACGACGACGACGCGCCGGTCGCCGGGGTCGCGCGCGACCTTGCCGACGAACCGCTCGGCGAGCGCCTCCGGGCGATCCTCGGGGGCGAAGCTCCCGCGGAAGTAGTGCGTGAGGTGCTGCAGCGTGCGAGGGCCAGCCGAGGCGAGCCGGGGTCGCGAGTCGAGAGGCCGGACCACCTTCACGCCCTCCTCGATCCACGACTCGTAGGGGGGCTCGGGGTGGCACTCGGCCACCATCTCGGCGTTGTCGTCGGCGCTCAGGCTCATCTCGATGACGAACGAGGGCGGTTTGCGGTGGATCAGGCTCATTGTGGCCTCCATGTCGGTGTCCCAACGCCCTGTCGGCGATGAGGTCAAGAACCCCGGAAACTCAGGCGTGTCGCGGCGTGTCGCGATGCCCGTCTCCGGCGTGTCGCGACCCACCCTACAACTTCCCCAGACCCGCGCGCACCGCGAGAGGCAGAACGCGAAGCGATCAGGGGCAGGTCCCGGGGGGGAGGGTGGCCTACCCCCTGGTCCTGCGGCCCTCCCAATCTACCACACATGACAGCGCGCTGTCAATAAATAAACGGGTGAGAAAGGGGGTGATACCCGGGCGGTTGCAGGATCACCCGCTATCACCCGTGACAGTGCGCTGTCACTGTGGAAGCGTGGCCCCTGTCGCACCACGGCGACGAGCGGGGCCGCACCTGGCCCGAACCTGTACGGCCCCGCTCACCACAGACAGAGAGAGCCCCCCATGTCCCGCATCGCGCACGCACTCACCGCCGCCGCACTCGTCGCACTCGCACTCACCGGATGCACCACACCCCACTCCTCCCCCGTACAGGCAGAGCCGACACCGACCGCGACCCGTGAGGCGGCGTACGTACCCGAAGACACGGCCCCGACTGCAGTAGGCGCGCCGATCGAGCGGTGCCTGTCCGACGATTACAATGATGGGTCGCAGGCGCTCTGCTACACGGTGCGCGTCACGGATGGCGCGGTGCTCATCATCGACGCGACTGACACCGTGGTATCGGCAGGCCCCGACGAGGAGGCCCCCGCGCCTGGCCCCGTGGTCGAGCCCCGTGACGACTACACCGTGACCGTACCCGCGCCCGCGGTCGAGGCCCCCGCGCCCGCCCCCGCGGAGGAGGCCCCCGTCGAGGAACCCGCGCCGTTCGTGTACGTAGCCCCGGATCATGGCGTGCCCGCGTCGCCCTCGTGCACGGGTGGCGAGCTCATGGCGGAGGACGGCTCATGCGTTCCGGCGGACTACTACGGCACCCCCGTCGAGCCCATGACCCCGGCGTGCACGGGTGGCGAGCTGCTGGCCGAGGACGGCTCGTGCGTGAATGCGGACTACTACCGGACCACCGCGGCCCCTGTCACCCCGCTCACGGTCGAGGAGGCCCCGGTCGAGGCGACGCCCGCCCCCGTGGTCGAGCCGGTCACGGCGGCCCCCGTGGAGGCCGCGCCTGTGGCCCCTGCGGTCGACGCTCCCGTCGAGGCGGCCCCCGTCGTCGAGCTGGAGGCCGCGCCGGTCGCGCCGTAGCCCACACGGGGCGGCCTGGTCGGGTCGCCCCTCACCCGTTGGAATCACCCGCGCCTCACCCCCTCACGGTTTGACAGC